TCTTCTTATATGCTTTACCTCCGTTAAGGGTCTTACGCATTATGGGATTAAAGGTGTTAATTTTTCCTTTGGTAAATACATACATATGCTCAAACTTAGGCATATAGCGTTTCGAGTTGCATTTGCACATGGGATTGCTCTTCTCCCATATCATAGTGTCATGCAGATTGAGCCCCAGATTCTCAACGAAATAAAGTACCTGACGCAAAGAGTTGCATGAGTAACTACCCTTAATGCATTGGTCTTTCACGTTCCAGACAATTACACCTCCTTCCTTCAAGACCCTTGAGAGTTCATTGGCTATCAGCTTGAATGTCTCGAAGTTCCATGTCTTAGCCACGCCTCCGTACTTACGAAGGTTGTCATAGGGTGGCGATGTCACCACTAAATCAACACTATCATTTGGAATGTCAGCCAGTCTTTCTGCGCTGTTTCCCTTTAACAATCTTGTTTTCATCTTATATTTGATGTTTCTAATAAGAAGGGAAGTGTCCGAGTATAGGCACACTTCACCCCCTAGCGACAGTTCTATATTATACCTGTCACTTGTAGTTTAATACCATAATAATTGATTATTTGTGCTTTTCCATTATACTACCCTGTGATGAAAGCTATTAAGCACATAGGTATAGATTTTTGATTAATGAAAGGCTGTCTAATCGTTCCCTCAAATCTTTAGGGTGCGTATCATATATTCTCTTTTTATAGTAGTTTACAGTGGTAGCATCAATAAATGTCTTATAAATAACTATCTCATCAACCATATCACCACAGCAAGTTCCTATAGAAGTCCCAGCAAGTACACCATTTGGATGTTGTTCCGTTGAGTATGTCTTACCCGTAAACAGTGTGTCAGTTTCTCTGAAAAAGTTTTGTACTACTTCAGGAGTTACTTCACTACCCTCAGACATTTCACAGTGTCTTTCAAGATACCTTTCAAACAGGTGGTTCTTAAAGAAACTAACCTTGTTGGCCATTGTCACCATACACCAATATATATTATGTTTATAGTATACTTTAGCAAAGAGAAAGAAGCATAAGCCATTCTTCTTGCAATCCCTTTTAATTCTTGAATATGGGCACAGATATAGTTGAATATCGTTCTTTTCAATGAAGAAATATTTGAAGTCACATCTTTTGTCACCCCAATTGTTGATAATCCTCATATACTCTTTCTTCTTGCTGTCCATCAAGGCAAACATTCGTTTAAGGCTACTAACCTTGGCTTTAACAATAGCATCAGCCACTTCCTTAAATGTCATTGTATCAACAATCATATTAGTAATTTATTTCTTTTGGTCATACATCGTGTATTCAATCAGTAGATTTTCAATGTCATCAAGATGAATACATGCTGCATCAACACCCTCACCCCCATAGTCATCCGCAACATACTCAGACCAATCAATGTGATTCATCACATATAATAAAATATCAACATCACATTGACATAACTCCAATTCAACCTCTCGTGGCTTAAAGTATTCTTTCTCTGTCATATTTTTAATCATATGGTTCAAATACTGTAAAGTAGTCATACACATAATCAGAAAAACTCATTGTTCCATACTCATCATCCTCATCCATACAGGATTCAAAGTAACTAAGATAGTCTTCATAAACATCTTGGAATGTGAAGATTCTCAATTCTAAAGGCACCCAATGATTACTAGCATAGATTTTCTCACCCATCTTGTTGGAAATCTCTTGCAACAAAGCCCTTTCATCATCAGACAACATGTCTTCTTCAGATTCAGTATCAAAGCGAACTTCTCTTTCACCTCTAGTGTTCTTTAAGGTTTTAATAATCTCATTGATTTTTTCAGATGTTAGAAAATCTTCCATAATTTAAGCCTCCTTTCCAAATGCATCATTCAACATAGCATTAATCACATCATCACCAATTGGCGATATTGTTTGGTCAATGTAGTCTAACATCTCGTACATATAATCTCTTTTGTATAAAAGACTTATCATATATGAGCGCCAATTTATGCTTTTATAATCATCAACAACTTCCTCATGCAAATCAGCTAATATGCCAATTCTGTCAGCTAAATCGTTGATGCTGACAGCTATATCTTTGATGTCATCAATCAAATCTAAATCAATGCCATCAGATGTATAATCTTCCATGCCAGTAGTGTAATCTCTAATGTCTGTATTACAATCTTCAATCATGTACTCGATGAACTTCACCCATCCATTAACCTTCTTCTTAACTGTAATCCTTTTACTCTTGTTTTTTTTCATAATTTAAGCCTCCTCTTCATCAAAATTAAAAGATGTCCAACCCTTTACTACCACTCGGTATATACAATACTCAAAACCCTCATCATAATCATTTGCATATTTCTTTGCCTCTTCCCAATTCTTCATAACTGCTTCATAAGCATCATAACCATGAGCAAGAATCTCATTCAAGAAATAATGATAACCATCATCACTCATCCAATCGTCAGTGAGGCGATTACTTAGCCATTTGTTTTCTAGTTTATTATACAGCCTTGAATGAAGTGTGTCATAGAAGTCCAAGAAAATTTCATGTTTCTCATCACTGTCAAAACCATATTCTTTCATTGTGGCACTGACAATGGAAGTAGCATTATCAAGCATTTCTTCATATGGGTTTTCCTTTACATCATCCCATTTAACATTCTTTGCTATTACATTAAGCAAATCAGCACAAGCCTTAAAATATTTATTATTCTTTCTCATATGTATTATATATCAAAATAACAGTTTTAAAAAGTTGCTTACTTGTGCGTTGCTCATCGCACCCTTCGCAGTACACTCAGTTGCAGACCGTCCATGAATAGCATCTGCCTTACAATTATCTTTTATCATTTTTTAATAAATAAAATATTTAATTGCCTCTTACCGCTTCAGCACTTGCGTTTGGGCACACTACGCCCTTGGCGACAATATACAGTTGTCCCCCTTGCGACAAGACACAGTTGTGGCTGTCACATTGAATCTTAACAAGTAAGATATTACTTTCTACGATGCTTGCAACACAGCAAGTCATCCTTTGGACTCTCATTTGGTTGTTGAAGGGGAGCATAACGTTCTACTCCTACACGTGATTACCTCCATCAACCTTTGAGAGGTGCGAGAAGAACCGCATTCGCTTGAAGCCTTTTCTAAGGAGCAGAGGGTAGTTTATTAACCGAGCCTCATGCCCAACTTCCTTCTTCTCATAACCTTTAGAATCATCCCTTTATAAGGTCAGATTCTCAGATTACCTAACATTGCAAAGATACAAATATTTTTTGGATTTTCAAAATCATTCTAAAAATTTTTGCAAAATATTGATATTATGTATCTTATTTTATCAAATAACCATCTTTATATATAATAAGGTACAGGTACATAAAATAATCTTATTGTCGTCCTTTTATTAATTAACCTTTTAACTTTCATATAATCAATCATTTAATTACAATGCAAAGATATCAGTAAATTTTGGAATTTCCAATTGGAATAACAATTGGTTAATCCTGCTATATCCAAATATATTATATTCAATAATACCAACATATTATTTGGTTGTTTTAGACTTATTTTATATCTTTGTAGCAAAATTATTGGATATGAACACAAGGTATATAACAGATTTGGATTTTGTTCCAAAAGATTTTTTTGAGTATCAACAAGGTGTTTTGAACAATGACATAGTATGTGGCTATCAGCAGATACTCTATGGCATTCTCCGTGATGATATGTCATTGAACGACATCTACGACCTTATTGTCAGGATGTCCAAAAAAGAATCAGTGGAAGTGGTTAAGCGGTTCAAGTTTATGACATGGAAAAGGGCAACAGAAACAATCATCAAGAATTTGAACAGGTTAAACCAAAGGGATTACAACGTCTTGGTTAACATTCCGTTCATTCATTATGAGGAGAAGATAACATCAACCATTACAAGGTTCCAACTTGTCGCTATGACCATAAACGAGATTCTTGAAAAGGGAGATAATGGATTGACAATAAATAATGAACTACATTATGAATATCCCATAAAGGATGTAAAGGCGCTTTTTCTCAACTACCTAAATGCATTTTGGAAAGAACGTGGAGAAGATGGATGGGAAGATGAGGTGGTTATCAAGGGGGAGACCATTAAGAAAAAACAACTATGGATGGAAATCCTCACTGATGAAATGTTCAGAAGGGGAATCAACGACAACGTCAATGGTCGTTTCCTTCCTTCCAACTATTATGAGCAAAGTGAATTGTACAAGGAACTTTTTATTGAGAAGGGGAAAGAACTTGACGTAAGAGATATTGAGAAAGAAGACATCGAGGAGCCGACCAAATCCGTTGGAAAGGCAAATAACAAGGAAAAGGCTGCCGTAATGTTCTACATGTTGCAGGATATCATTCCAACGACAAAGGACAATCAGCATGAAGTGATTGCCCTTCTTAACTATGCACTTGGAAAAGGATATAAAAAGGATGTTCCAAAAGTCGAGACAAACAACAACACCATCAAGAGATATGTCTCCCAGTTCAGAAACAGCGGCCTTAAAGGTGAGAAGAATGACCTTATTGATTCTGTCAGAAAGACATTGGAGGAATACGGTTTCCGTCTGCCACAACAAGCTTTGGAATAAGGCAATGCAGTCATCCAATCCGTTAAGTGATTGGATGGCTACATTCCTAACATGTATAACTGATATCATTCATGCTGTTGATAATCCTCATTGCCCTTGGATATCCGCAATGCCCCTCCTCCATCAAATCCATAACGCTAACGGAACCGTGCTTCACAAGAAGCAACATATATGTCCGTTTGAACATGTCATCATTGACCTTGCTTGCCTTACAGAGTCTCTCATAATCATATTTCCCCTTATCCCTTGCATTCGCTCTTTTATAATTTTCAATTGACTGTGGATTATTGCAGTTCTGTTTGTGCGTGCACATGCGAAGGTTCTTAATGGAACAGTCAGCCCTGTTGCCGTTGATGTGGTCAATCTCAAATGTTTCAGGTATATCACCGAAGAAGGCTTCAAAGACAAGCCTGTGTAAATAGAACTGTTTGTTTTTCCCGTCTTTGTCATGAAGTGAGAGCATCTTGTATTTGTTTTTTGATGTATGTGGATTTATCTTCTTCTCCTTGAGAAAGCGACCTTTCTTTGATTTATGCTCCGTCCTAATCACCGTCCCGTCCTCGAAAATCTTATAATTTGGATAATCTTTCAGAATCCTATAATTCATGATATTTATAATTGGATTACTTTTATTATTGGGAGCCTTGGTTTTATGCAAATTAATGATAAAACTAAGGCTCTTATAATTATAAATATCTGATGGTTTCAAAAAGTAAGTCTTTAATATACTATTTCCTCTTTTTATATTTCGTTATTCCATTTTCCTTTTTCCAAACCTTTAATGTCCTTATTGGCAGAACATAACTCTGCCATATACTATGCAGCCTGATTCTTGGTCCAAAACTTATCTACTAACCCAGGAGGGAGAGAAGAGGGTCGGTTCATTTTTTCTCATTGAGGAATGGGATTATCATCAACCATTTGAGGTTGATGACAATGACTCCTCGTTCTCCTTGGAATATCTATTAAGGAACTTCCTAATCTCTTCCTCGTTACTCATGTGTAGGAGCAAATCTGCTTGGTTGCTGAAATCCTTGTAAGCCCCTTTCATCTTCTTGTTCTCAATCATGAGCCGTTGGAATGTGAAGATTTTTACTGAAGCATCATAGTCTTCTTCAAGTTTAGGTCTTAGGAACTTACCCAAGTGGGCAATCATAATGTCTTGCTTTTGAACGTCACCAACTCTGTCAGCATCAGTGAGGCTTTGAACTATCTTTTTGCCTTTCTCTGCAATCTTTGCATCCCAACCATGGCACTTGGAGTACTTATACCTTCTCTTTATGCACTCCTCCGTTGTCAAGTACAAGGCATCAAACACTAGAAGTAATAACAAGTAATGCACTGTGTCATCTTGGTTAACCCTCAAGAGGTCTTTAATCCATTTCTCTGTTGAAGCATAGTCTTCAATTAAGTCTCTTTGCTCATTCACTAGAGCACTGTTTGTTCTGAAACGCTTGTAGGTTTCAAGAACCTTTAAAATTTCTAAATCTTCCATTTCTAAAAAAAATTAATTAATTATACACACCAATTTAGGTTTGAAAAGACCCCTCCATCAGAGGGTCTTTTCATGCTCAACCTAAATTGGACATCTTAAAGTTCGATACATCATTAAAAGGGTAGAGCATTATCGCCATAACGTTTTTCTTCTAATGCCTCTTTTTCTTCTTTTAAAGTCTTATTAAGTTCTATTTCTTCTTGTTTAATCTTATTCCTATTATTAAGGGGGACATTCCTGTCCAAGTTGGAGGCATTTATTGGGACAAAATTGGCTTGTTTCTTGTCACTTTCTTGACCAAATATGTCCAAGTTAAGAGCATAAAAGTCCTTGCTTTTTCCATTTTCATAGACCAAATCTTTCTTAATCAGCCCCTTTTCAACGAGACTGTTTGTAAGTCTTGTAATGGTTTTGGGACTAATGTTCAACTTATCGCCCAAGACTTCTCTGTAAATCTTAACCCTACCATTTCCGTTAAGCCCAATTGTATTGGCTATCAAATACAGTACTCTGAACTCATTGCCATCTGTACACTCTATGGCTTTGTTCAAAAACTTTAAATTAATCATAAAATTAAATCTAATTTCAACTTATCTATTATTTTCAACCTTCGACTGACTTTCTTAAAAGGCAAGAGGAGGAAGATAAGTCAGTCGGTTGAACCTCCCCTTGCTATGAATAAATGTTCATCAGGTGTTTCGAACCACCTTTATATAAATAATAAGGTAATTCTATTTGTTTTTCAACTTTTAGCAAAGATATTTGTAAAAAATGAGAATTACAAATTTTTGAATAATAAAATTCTCATTATCAAAAATAAATAACATCCTCCCAGACCTCATATAATGAATCACAATAAATCCTCATTCCGTTGTGGATATGTTATCGTGGTGAGGTATTACTTGCGCCCAGGGCTAATGTAAATGGGCATTGGCAGCAATGTTCCATCAGGGAGTATGAGAATAGTCTGAACAGCGTTTTGACTGTCAAAGCCTTTTCTGTTCAGGATTACCTTTGTATTGCTATAATTTGAGCAATCTGCATTGTGTCAATCTACTACATCTAATACAGATAAATGAAAGTACATATGTTCCTAAAACAGTGAGTATGCAATATAGGGGGAAGCATGAGTAGCAGAACATCATTACTTCATCCATAATTGGGCATTCTAGGAAGTAAAAAACAAAACTATTATATCCAATGAAAAACAAGATTCTGTTTTGTATATTGACAAACCTGATTGAATATATGCAGAAAAGTATAAAGGACAGGTGCAAGACAAAAGTATTCATATGAAAATGAAACATGATGAACATCAAGCAGAAACCGCTAACAATCATGAGAATGGAATTCTGTTTGGAGAACCAATCATATTTGTAATATACCAAAGCACCCAATGGATATGCCAGTATGTTGTTGTACCACCATTGACCATATCCTAACTCTCTCATGATAAACAGATAAGCAATGGACAAAATAAAAAACAAAAATAATCTATATGAATTCTTTATCCTCAATCTGAAAAGAAGAATAGTGATGACATATATAATAACAATCACTTTAAAAAACCAATTTTCCACATTAGGGTGGATGGAAAAAGTTATAATCTCCCTTAAAAGGTGTATTGTTAACTCTTCTCTGTTGAAAATAGCAAGAACGACAATCTCAACTATCCAATATATTACGAAAGGTTTAAGCAGACGTTCAATTTTGGAAATGATGTACCTCTTATCAATGGTAGTTTTATTACTTAGAGTACAAGAAAGTCCATAGCCAGAAAGAAAAAGGAAGATTCCGACACCCATACCTCCCCAATATCCCAATTGTAGATAATTGAGCCAAGAGGGAAAATAGAAGTGAGGATTGTCAAGAGGATAACCATTATAGGTATGACCTATAATAATCATCAACATCGCTATGCCCCGTAAACAATAGGTATCTTTGTACTCTAAAAATGTTCTTTGAATCATGATATCTTCATTTGGAGGCTCGCTCCTTCCATTATTAATTCTATTAGCTACTGCAAAGATAGTATATTTATTTTGAATTACATTATCTTAGGAGAGGAAAAGGGATATCCTCATATAGTCCAACCCAAGGGGGGGGGAGGCTCCGTATCCTGCTCCCCCCCCTTGGGGAATTGAAATCATCTTTTTAGGTTCATTCAGATTTTTATTCAGTTCTGGAAAAATTTTGGGAAAATATTATTTAAAATATTACAGGCCCCCTTATTTTTTACTGAAAAAAGAGTAACTTTTTAGATTAACGTGATATTTATTATTAAAAGACTAAGTTTTATATTGAGGATAAGAGATAAAAAGAATTAATGTGTATATGAGTAGTAAAAAACTAATCAGACTGACGGAAGGCGACTTGAGAGACATTGTTGCCGTATCGACAAAAATGCTGATGGAGGAGAGAAGGGACAACAATGAAATCAGACATGCTCAGAGTGAATTGATGAAGATGGGGCCGCTTATGTCATCAGTATGCTTGAGACTTGAAGATACCAAGTATGAGGGCTTGGCGAAGAGAATGAGGGATGCAATCGTGGCTTTAAACAATGCCTTGATTACCGACATAAGTAAGATGAATATATAATGTATTTCAATGATGAAAACCAAAATATGATGAAAGAAGCGCAAGGAAATATACAAGGAAGCAATGTGCAGGGAAAGGTGAACCCAAGGTTTGCTGGGCATACCCACACTGATGACAGCAAAAGGAGAATATCAAAGAGCCAGACAACAAGATATGCAGAATTGAAGAAGCTTGCCAATATGGGACTTCACACACCGAGTGAAGAAAGGGTGAGGGAAATCTGCAATGAGGTCATCAATAATCACCTTATTAACATGAGTAAAAAAAATAATAATTGTAATATACCTATTTTGTAAAGATGAGCGAGAATAATAAGAAAATACAAGAGCTTGAAGAGAAGTTGAATGAATATGCGAACAATAACTTCAAGGAAGTTATGGAGAAGATGACCTTGGAGCAAGAGAATGAGGATTTGAAGAGGCAGAGAGATAGAATGAGACACATCTTTAAGGTGAATACCGTCATCTGCTTTATGCAGTTCCATTTAATGGAACTATGTAAGGATTTGGACTTTGCCGCCAAAATACGAGAGAACATAATAACATATCAGGCCAAGATGGCGGATGATGCTCTGTTAATACCAGGTACCCTCTCTCCGTTATGTGATGACTCAAATTACAATCCTGATGCAGATGATGAGCGATAAGGAGTTAGTGAAGATAAGGACTTACGTTGAGAATCACCCAGAGGTGTTCGATGATGGATTCGATGAAAAGGTGGCCGAGATATTCTTAAACGTGAATACAGTAAGGAAGGCCATCAGACAGGTCTATTGGGAAACGGTATCAGAGTTGGAAGTTGAAATAATAAATTAGGATGAGTTATTAATATGAATAAGGCGAAAAAGAAACATCAAAGGAAGAAGTGCTATATAGATAGTGGGCAACCGCTATATAATAAGGAGGATTTCTTGTTATACTTTGAGCATAGGATGAAGCAGATTGTGAGGGATGAGGTGGAAATCCTATTCAAGAATCTATTCTTCAATGCTCCGTTCTAAACACGTATGGTAAGGGGCTGTTTTTGTTAAACATTTATAAGTTTCGTTGTTGGGAATCCTTTTAAATAAAGGGATTCTCAACGATTAAGGGAAGGAACATAAGCCTTGATAATGGGCAATAATAAGGGAATGCCGTTTATGATGATAAAGAAAATAAATATACGAGAAGAACAGTTCAATCGGGTGCATGGGGCACTCGAAAGGATGAGAAACAACCAATGTGAGCTCCGAATAGCCAAACTTAAACAGTTGGCAAGGTCATCCATTGACAAGGCGTTTGCCTTGGGCAAGGACTATGAGATTGATGAGCCACTGAAGATGGAAAAGCTGAAGAAGATTCTGAAGGAATTGGAGAGCATGAGCGAAGAAATAAACTATATGCCATAATTATAGAGGGTAGCCATGTGAGAGGGGCTACATATATATAATAAGGTGACAACTTTTTAGGCTATAATCGCTCAATATGTAACTCTTAGTTTGTACATATTAAAAAATGAATCTATTTTTATTTGCCTTTTTCTACATAATTGGTTGATAATCAGAACTGACAGGAAATTAATATCCGACCCCCAAAAATGACCTCCTTTTTATAAAAATAGTCTAAAAGGCTTATAAACAAATAATCCTCAACCATTGAGTGGGAATAAGATTGACCTCTTTTAGAATCGTCTTTTTTATTTTTAAATCTATTTTAAATCAGATATTTAGGCCACCTTTTTGAATAATTTATTGATTATCAAAAAGGTGGTTATTTGTACAAAACACGCATATCCGACCCCTAAATTCGACCCCTTTCGACCCCTGATTGCTTGTTTATTAATTTTTATTTTGTATCTTTGCAACATAAATCGTTATGATATGGGTAAATCAAAAAATATTATTAAACTGAATTATAATCTTAAAGACAAAACTGGTGAGAAGAGTTTGGTATACTTAATTGGCTATCATAAAAAGCGTTTTAAAGTATCTACCAAACAGAACGTTTATGTTAAGACGTGGGATAATGCCACACAAAGGTGCATCGTTTCAACTATTTTTCCAGACCGTGTCAATAGATTAAGTCGTAAGGTTAATAAATTCTTGAATGCAATAGATAGTGGCATAGACCAATATTTCAAAGAAACACACGGGTTTAATGGAGATGATAAAACATATTTTGGCACTGCTGACTATTTAAAAGAATGTATTAATAACATAATTATGTCCCTTATTGAAGGTGAGAAAAAAGAAGAGGATAAAAAATCAATAACTCCATTACAATTCTTCCAAGATTATGTTGATAATAAACATAAGAAAGTTGATATGCATACAGGACGATATATATCGGAACGAACCATTTCACATCATAAGACGGTTTTAAAACGTTTCCAGGCCTTTTTTGCAGAAAAGCATATTAAAGATGATTTTTCGGTATTTGACAAACGATTTCAAGAAGCCTTTACCGACTGGGCATTCACGAGCAAAAATTATAGATATAACACTATCCCTGCGTCTTTTTCCGTGCTGAAGGTATGGCTCAATGAAGCAGAAAGAGAAGGATTGATTAAAGACGATACTTATAAGTCTTTTCATAGCAAATCCCTAGAAGTAGACAATATATACCTAACTGAGGAAGAAATTAGCCGCATATATAACTTAGATATTCCTTCATTAAAAAGACAAGGAATCATTGATTCCAAGAGCACAATGGAAGAGACACGGGACCTGTTTATCATCGGCTGTTGGACTGGTTTACGTCAGAGTGACCTCAATCACCTAGAAAAAGCATTGTTTGATATTGATTCTAAAGAACCGACCATTACAATTGTAACCGAAAAAACTGCTGAAAAGATTCAGCTTCCTATGCATTCTTACATTAAAGAGTTGTACATTAAGTATAATGGTAAATTTCCAAAGATGTGCTACAAATCACGGTTCAATGAACATTTGAGAGAACTGGGGCGTTTAGCTAAGATTGATGATGAAGTAATTATTAAAGAGAATCAAGGCGGCAAGGTAAAAAGTGTCAGATATAAAAAATACCAATTAATAAAGAGTCATACAGCCCGTAGAAGTTTTGCAACGAATCTATATTTAAAAGGGGCTCCAACTATAAGTATTATGAAGTTAACAGGTCATACAACTGAAGAGAACTTTATGAAATACATAAAAGTGACTCGTGAGGAAAATGCCGAATTGATGAGGAAATTCTTTAATTGATAAAAAAAGATAAGTATTACCATGAAACATTCACTTTTCACATTATTAATATATAAGTGAATGGATGTTTTCCCGTCATAACACAAAAAATCCTCCGAAACCCTTATAAATAAAGGTATTTCGGAGGATTTCAAAATATTCAGTAATTTTAAAAGTGAATTATTTCCTTTTATTGAATCGTGCTTCTTGATGCGTACCTAAGAAATCACCTTTTAGAACCATCGTAGTATTTGTTAGGGTAACTACTGTCCAAACAGGATATCCACTTACACTTAGTTTCTTCCCATCAAAAGAATAATTAATGGTTTCACCATCTAAATAGTCATCTTTATCATGAATTGTAACTGTAGTCTTTGTGAAAACCCAATAGCCTAAGTCATATTCTATTTCTTCTACACCATAATCATCAGTATATTTTTGATATACGAAATCCCATGTACCAATAAGGGCGGAGGTGTTCATTTCTCCGTCATCATCGTCATCACCACTGCAAGCGGAAAAACTCAATGCTGCAACCATAAGTGCCAGCATCATTAATGTTGAATAAACTTTGTTCATAAATAATATTATTGTGCAAATTCAACTGTATAGATATCATATCCAGGATGTCCGTCTCCACTTTTCATAAACTCAACATAATTGCCTTTGCTATCTAAATATTTCTTGCATAGATTGCCATAGTTCCCTAATTCTGTCCAACCGTTCTCGTCTGGAGGAAACCCCTCATATTTCACATACTTATACCCAAGTTCTTGTAATTGTCTTTCCCACTTTAGAAAATCTTTTGTTTCATAAACACTTAAGCCAAGGTCATAATCACGTATTAATGCACTACTTCCTTTCCTCTCAACGGCCTCATAATAGCTATAGCCATCTTCATCTTTCATCTCCTTCAATGAGACATCCTTAGTCCAATATTCACCATCTTCATACTTTGTGAAGAATGAATAGCCATACTCTGATAGTTTTGTAGTAATGTAGTTCCTATCTTTTTCATGCTTATACATATCTAAGATAGCACTCATAGGAATAAGCATTTGTTTCTTTTTCAAAGCAATCTCTGCTTCTCTTCTTTCTTTCTCCCTTTGCTGTTCAAGCCTTATAGAATCCTTTCTTGCAGTTTCGATGGAATCCTTAACAAACTGTTCACGAGCAAGTCTTGCTTCTCTTCTTTCTTGACTGTCGGAAAAATATACTGCTCCAATTATAATTAGTATTATAGCTGCTAGAACTGCAAGCAATGCATAGAGTGATTTACGATTCCTTCTAGGTTCTTCATCAACAATAGCATTCAAGTTCTTTCCACAACTCTGACAGAACACATCACCCTCATTTACGGATGCTCCACAATGAGGGCATACATTTTCTTGAGGTAATTCTTTTCCACACTCTGTACAGTAGCGACTATCGTCTGCCATCTGTGCACCACAATTTGGACATTTCTTCATATGGTGTAATTATTTTTACACTTATACTAACATAATTTTTTATTTATATGAATTACTCTACTATAATTACAAGGAATTTGCTATTGCTCCAAAAACTTTGAGGGTCTTTAATAATTAATTCATATTTTCCATTAGAATCAGCAGACAAATCATAGCTTGCACTGGGATGTGTCGTAAGCAGTCTTACACTATTGGAATATAATTTTATCTTCTTTTGTTCATATTTGTTAATTTCCGTAAAGTAATCCTTATTCAAGGAACCTGTATTTATTCTATTCGACCTTATTACCTTTTGGTCTTCAAGTTCTTTTTGAGTTCCAAAAACATACCATCGTCTGTCTGATTCTTCATCTAATTCATTTGAAGTATTTGACGTGATTTCATCTTGGTATTGATAATCATCACTAACGTCGGTTTCCACCACATCTGAAATAACACTATCAGGAAGAACGTATGATATAGAATCTATATCTTCTACTTCTTCCATATCAATAGCAACACCTGTAGTATCTTCAACAATAGTATTTACAACTTTAGTGGGAGTATTATCATTTAAATTCCCTGATAGATAAGGACGAAGGTAAATAATACAAAGACCGACAACAAAACCGCAAATAGCTGCCAAAAGAGCTCCTTGAGAATTAGAAGGATTCTTTCGAGCATAAATTGCATAAATAAAACCAACTATAGGAATAGAGAAGCATAAAAGATACTTCCACCACCCAAATACATCTGATTTAATAATATCTCCATTTTCATCGGTAAGAACGTATCCGAATCCACCTGTCAGGGAGTTTAATTTGTAGTTATAGAAATAATTCTCATTTGGATTTAATTCTAATGTAGATTTTGTTTTACTAATGCTGCATTTTGTTTCAACATTCATTATTTCAGATGTAATTGGAACGGAGATATTAAAGCCCTCTTTGTAAGAGAAATCACCTATATGATTTCCATCTACTAAAACCTTAACTGTTGGGTCATTTAACGCCCATTTTCCATCCCATTTAAGATGTAGTATCCCTCTTCTAATCCTAGATTGATTGGATGTTGAAACTGATGCATTTGGACTGTTATCAACCTTTTTCCCACACTTTTGACAAAAGACATCGCCTTTGCAAATAGGTGCTCCACAATAGGGACATTCCTTTGATTCTATTACTAGAGCAGGTGAAGATGATACATCTATCTTGTTTCCACAATTATGACAGAAAGCATCGCCTTCATTGACTACCGCTCCGCAATTTGGGCATATATTACCTTGTGGGAATTCCCTTCCACACTCTGTACAGAAGCGACTATCGTCCACTATCTGTGCTCCACAATAAGGACATTTTTTCATTTTATTTATATGTATAATTGACTATTATCTTCTCATATAAATCTATCTAATAGAGAATAATTACATTCTTCTTAATGATTTGGGAATAACTTCAATTAGCTAAGTGTCTGTCCATGGAATTCCTTCCATTTCCACACCTTATACGGAATTCGACACATTATTTGAATCTCTAATCCCATTCATAATCTCCTAAAGTAAATCCAGCAACGTCGATACCCCAAAGATAGAGGTGCCCATTTGTTATTGTGAATTTTGCCGATATATCAAATTCGTCACTTTTAATCACAGCTGCTATATATCTTTTGCCATTATCGAAGAATCGACCTTCTTCTAATGTATATGTACACTCTTCACTAAAAGTCCATTTGCCATCACTGGGAAAAGCTTTATAGATTCTCACGATTTCGTCTCCGAATTCAAGTTTAAACCATATATCCCCTGTTTTAGTGTGAGTCCATATAGTGTTTTGAATAGCTTTTTCCATTTCTCTAATACTTTTAATGGACTGAATGGAATAAGTAGTTTTATCAGAAAACAAATTATGTACATATAAAGATGTACTTTCATTCCTATAACCATTAGATTCTTCAGATTCGTTGGAGAGTAGGCCGTTAAAGAAACCGAATAAAAAAATAATTACAACAAATACAGCAATCCAAATCAAGCTTATATCGTCAGACTTCTTCTTTTTTTTATAAGTGATGATTTGCTGAGGTAATAAATGGCCACAGTTAGAACAGTATTTTTCTGTTCCGATACGTCGTCTTCCACAATAGGGGCAGAATGTAATATTTTGCATATTTTGTTAAATGATAGAGTTAGAGAGAACCCTTTAACTCTATCGTTAATTTATTATTGTCCAGCCCTTAATCCTTCTCTAAAGCCCCTGTCATAGTTTTGTCTAAATATATTAAACAAGGCCTTACCTTTAGGTGAATTTGGAGAATCATATATTCTAGCAAAAGCGACATTTGCACCTGTGGGCTCAGTGCTTGTTCCTAACTCAGCCAAGGAAAACCCCATCTGATAACCCTCATTATAGCCAACTTCTGCAACTTCATCATTTCCAAGACTGGGCTCTTCAGTATCTTCATCAGAAGATTCTTCATCTCCTCCTACAGATGATTCTTCATCTCCTCCTACAGATGATAATTCCCACTGAACCTGTACATTAGCACCATCTGATAGAACCTTTAAACCATATTGTACATCTTGACCATCTACATTACATTCTGCCATGCCATCATACTCATTTCCTTGCTTGTGAACTAATGTAATATCATTAATTATTAAGTTGGTACCTTCTTTCTTAAATTCTTCTATCATGATATTTTTTGCTGCAGTTTCTAATAGGCTATTAGAATAAGTTTCCATCAAATAAGTTAACACCATACCAATGACAATTCCTGCAAGGCTCCACAAAAGAGCACTCTTTGCCATCGAGGTTTTTTTTCTTATAAATAAGATTATGCTACTAATTAATCCAATTGGACTAATTATGAAACATAAAATTTTCTGCCATGTTTTCAGTTTTTCTTCTTTCTCCTGTTCAATAAAATGTTGTTGAGTTGGACTGAACTGTTGTTGAGGTTGAGGGGCATTATCACCAACTTTCGAACCACACTTTGGACAGAATTTTGCCCCATCGTTTAACTGGGTGCCACATTTACCACAAAATGCCATAATAAATAAGTTAAAGGGTTAATATTAAGTTTTTAAAATTTATGATTGCGAAAAAAAACAAAAAAGCGTGGACTCATTACTTCGTCTACGCTTCTGAGGTATCGGCAAACACCTATGCTGTCATATACGAGTAATAGCCCACGCCAGGCGTGAGCATCTACTTTATACTCTTGACAGCTTCTTCTAATTTGCCGATTTTCAGAAGCAAGAATAAAAGCAAACGCTTCTTTTCTATATATATATTATGCGTTCTATGTCATAAGCATTTCATTATTTGTTAAACTACACATATTCAATATCTCTTTGATGGAACCATTGTGAATTACATCGTTATGTACCAATATCCTCAAAGTGTTGTCTTCCTGCGAGATTTGCACCAATACCACACAAAGCGGCAATAATGCCAATAACCCAAGCAGCATCATTTCCGAATAACCATTCTCCAAGGAAATAGCCTATAGCTCCCCATGCGATGCCAAAGATATAGCAAAGGATGGTACCAGTAGAAGGAATCATTGCCAAGACAAGCAAAGCTAAGAATGTACCTCCTCCCCACCACCATGACTTTGTGAGATATCCAATGCCGAGTGCAACAGCTGTTACCTCATATGCCAGCACATCAGACATTTCATCATTGAACTTAGCATTTGTCATACCCCTGCGAACAGCATCCTCAGTGGACTGTTCTTGAGTTTCTGCTAATTGCGAGATTTGGGGTTGAGCATTACGTGAACGTTTTCTCCTGCCAACCGCAGTTCCACAACTGGGACAGAACTTTGTCCCATTATCCAATTCGGCTCCACAGTTTGAACAGTATGACATAACAGTTCAGATTGTTTAAAGTTTCTTTGAATTACAAAGATATACAATTATTCTGATATTATTGCAAAAAACAATCAAAAATCTGCAAATATTTCGAAAATTCTCTAAATAATTGATAAACCACATGCTCAAATTTGTATATTTGTGCAATAAAGTACAAGGGGAACGTATTTCTTTTCCGCTTTCAAAATGAGGAGTGTCGAACTTCACCAGTGCGGATTAGTTGAACGCCCTTCCTATGTCAATAAGCGGTGAAGGTCGGGAGATTTTCACCGTTATTTTTTTTCATTCAAAAAGACCTTAACTGCGTAAAAATGACCAGAAATAAAAAACCAACACACCCACTGTATATAAGTTATGTTGGCACTTTTGTTGTTTGGATTTGATATAAGGAATATATCAATATTTAGCAAATTGTGATAGTTTCATTTAGAGTCCTCATCTTGGATTTGAATCATTAGCTCATCCACATTGTCGGTTGTCTTGCAGGTGTTCCTGCCCATTACAATAAGACGACTTTTAAGTTCTGGGCACATAAAGGTCAGAATATCATTCAAGACGTATTTTTTATCACAAAAAGAATCGAAGAAATGTCATCACTCTCCTTAACATCCTTCAACTCCTTAACCAGTAGAAGACCAAGTTTCTCTGCGCTCTCAATGGATATAAGCTCTCCCGAATGCCCGTGCAGCCAGTCTACCTCTGGTATTGCCTCGATGAGCTTTTCTGCCGTGAGCATGCCCGTATTCTCAATCCTGTGCATATACATCGTGGTCATTTCGACATAATGGCTCCTGGAGAGATTCCCCTTCTCATCCTCAAACTGGAATGGCATGCCGCCTAGGAATCCTCCCCACACGATGCCGTTCACCTCCTGGCCCACCAGCATCATCACGAACAGGTCTCTGAGACACACATTCTTCCAATCCCAGATTGTCCACAAGTCATCTGGCTTAGAGTTACTTGGGATGACACCCTTTAGCCTCCTAAAGTATTCCTCAAAGTCCTTTCTGGAAAATGAAGAGGTGGATGGGTTCCAGCGAAGGACAAACACCCTTCTCTGCCTTAGACTAACCCCATCCTCATAGAAATCGTCTCTGTTACCAATGTATATCATAATTGTTTATTGCTAGATATTGCAAAGAAACATTTTTCATTTAATTATGTTCTCTAATAAATAAAAAAATAGCAAGAAAGTCCATTCTTTCTATTGCTATAGTCCTTCAAATCGCTCATGAGTTCGTGTATCAATCTGTGATGGAATGTCTTTTCAGGGTGGTTCAAATGGGCTGATTGTATGCATCGAGCAGTCCTCTGACCAAATTAGTGGAAAGTTTGATTGTTTCCATTATGCAAATACTATCATCTTTAATTTTAATAATTAAAAATGGTGCCAACCTCAACGATTGAAACCACCGACATGACATAGAAACGCTTTGCACGTTCTTCCTTGTGGTAAACTTCGACAACTATTTTATCTCTGGTACCAAGTTGTACCATCTGTTGTGTCACTAATTTTCAATTTCCCATTTTCGACATTGACCATCATATAACCTTCACCATAAGCTCCACCGCCATATCGTATCAATGCACTTGTTGAACTATAACGCTGAACAGACACGACACCAGCATAATCTCCATCAATATACATTCTCAAACTCCCATCAATTCTGATGTCAATACCAGTATTGTTCTTGAATGTCTTATTAGCCAAATGCATGGTAACATATTGCTCATTGGCAAAATTTAATGATTGGGAAGGTGTGTTTGAGCTATATGAGGTGTTGTCTTCTTCATGATTATTCGTGGATGTCGTACGAGAATACTTCTCAATAAACTGTTTTATTTCCTGTTTAAACGAACCTAAATATGGATTAGAGATATCATCTACAAACCAATTATTATCTTCAAATACCAAGTATAAAATAACATTATAGCGCTCATCACAATCATTTGTGTTTGACACCATTATTTTTGCAGTTTTTTCAGAGATATTTGTTACTTCACCATATTTGGTTGAAGTCAACCCATCACAACCACCGTTCCCTCCAAACCAAATGTCATAATCTTGGTCTTCAAAGTAAATCCCGTCAACACCACTTGTCTTCGCGACTTCATCCATTTTGCTTCTAAGTTCATGATATTCTCTCGAAAAGAATTTCTCCTCTCCGTACATCTCCTTTACTCTTTTTAAAATTGTTTCTGGTGAATGAGAAATGTTGTATAATTCTATGGAATCCAACCTTGCCTTTTCATTTTCCAACGAATCTCTTCTTATGATTGCTAACGAATCTGATATGGCCTTTTCTTTAGCGACCTTTTTTTTTGATGAATCCCAATACCACCATCCTCCACCAATCATAACAAGCAGTAGCAAAACCACCAGAACAGGGATAAGTTTATTCTTCTTGAGCTCTTCCTCTTCTTCGAATTGAACAGGTTCTTCATCAACAATAGCATTCAAGTTCTTTCCACAACTCTGACAGAACACATCGCCCTCATTTACGGATGCTCCACAATGAGGGCATACATTTTCTTGAGGTAATTCTTTTCCACACTCTGTACAGTAGCGACTATCGTCTGCTATCTGTGCTCCACAATAGGGACATTTCTTCATATCTGTTTCCTTTATATATTTAATTAATTGTTCTTAATAATACGTTGTTTTCCTTACTCTTCAAAGGTCAGCAGTCTACCAAACAGATAGATTTTCTTGCTCCTTAGCAGGTTATAGTCAATCGGTGGCTCAATGCCATGTTCCAGACAATGCTTGCAGATGGTCAGAATCTTTCCCATACAGTTAACCCCTTCCCATACACCAATGTGGTTAAGAGCACTGCGTTTCTTTCTCTTGGAGACATTGACATCCTTCTTCTTGGCATCATACTGTTCCAATTCTACCGCAATATCGATAATGTCATGAGCCTTCCTCAGTTCCTCGTTCTTCATCCCCCAGAACAAAGCGGTATCACCCTTCTGATAGCTTGAATTCTCTACAATCATGGCATTATCAGGAATAACCCTCAACTTGTCTGAGAACTCCTTGTTCTGACTCACCTTCTGCCATACCACGTAGAGCATCCATTGCACATTAAATGTGTTCCAATCTTCACGGTGAAATCCTCCCACTTGTTCATACTTCCTTCTAATGGCTTTCTTTGCCTCATAGCCGTTATCACATGCCTGAAGTTCTCTCTGAATCTTAATATTCATAGGGGTGTTCTGTGAGAACAATCCAGCAATGTAAGCGCATTCACTGTTTTGGAACTCTTCTCCACAGACTTTGAAAGGATAGCCCTTGCACATATTGCCAAGGTCATTCTTAAAGACATCTGTCTTTCCCCTCTTCATCTTCACATCCAGTTCCTCAATGTCCTTCTCGTCATCAGACTTTCTGAAACTCCATGTATAGAGTTGTTTGGTGTCATATCTTTCCTCTTTAAACAGGTCAATGGATGAAATATCAATGGCATCAGTTGCCTGCGTCTGTTGATTCTCCTTGTCCAGCTTCTCGTATTTGGCTTCAGTGTCCTTTGAGTTAAGTTCTGTATTGATTTGTTCGGTAATCTTCTTTAAATCATTGATACTGTTGATTCTTGTAATCTTGCCTCGATAATCAACATAGCCCTTAACACCCAGGAACTCTTTCTTGTTGAACTCCCTACCCTCAAGAATCTCAAGGTATGGTACGCCCAATGCAAGAGCAATCTTCTTAATGGTATCGATAGTCGGATTATAGTTGGTATCTCGAAGTAACCTTCTGAGTGTAATCTCACTCAATCCAGAGGCTGAGGATAGTTGCGGATAGGTGACATTCTTGCTCCTCATCATGTTCTTGATTCTGTCAATCTGTTGCTGCTCCATATATGTTATTGTTTAGGTATGCATAAATGATACATACAATCAATAAAGTGGTTCAAGAGCACGATTGATGGCAATTCTTATATCATCAGCTTCTGTAGAACCTTGACCTTCTGCTGTGCATATACAAACAACAGCATGTGTTTTTGCTTGAAGAAATTGTATTGTCACCTCTATTGAATATCCAAGATTAAGATTGCGTCTTCCACTTTCTCCATAATTTACGATTAAGGTCTTCTCAAGCAAAGAGGGGTCTAATTCTGGCAAACGTACCATACCCCTTTTTAACAATATGCCTGTTATCACATCACTTGGATTTAGTGATTTGGTCATGCTACCACCATAAATCCCATATTGACTTCCATAAACACCTCCACTACTTGATGTCAGTTCACTTGTAGGTGTAATATAAAAATACCTATATGAACTTATAGATTCGTTTTGTTGGATAACTGGTGATTTTAAAGAGCCACACCCTACTAGTATAATAGTGCAAAACACAATCGATGCAATTGATAGTAAATGTTTCATATCAGTTTCCATTTAAGATTATTGAATTTATAATGTAGTTTATGATACTGCAAAAATAACATTTTTGATTGAGAGAAAGATAGAAAAATCGGGGAAAATGAATGTTTATGAATTATTTTTAGTAGTTTTGTCGTTTGAATATAAACCTCAACAATATGTCAACCGAAGAATTACAGAAACGGACTACCGTCAATATACAGGAAAAGGCTAACCTTATCTGGGCAATTGCCGACAAGCTCGTGGGAACCTATAAACCACATGAGTACGGCAATGTCATCCTCCCCATGTGTGTCATCAAACGCTTCAGCGATACTCTGGCTCCCACCAAGGAAGCTGTGCTGAAAGCCAATAAGATGTGTGATGAGCGTGGACTGGTCGTTAAGAAAGGATTCCTTACCACAGCATCAGGATATGATTTCTACAACACCTCTCCCTTCACCTTTGAGGGATTGCTATCTGACGCAGAGAACATCGCCGACAACTTCCGCAGCTATCTCAATCACTTCTCTGAGAATGTGGTGGATGTGATAGAGAAGTTTGACTTCGATAAGGAAATCACCAAGCTCGACCATAACGGCATCCTCTACAACGTTATCCAAGAGTTCTGCTCAAAGAAAGCCTATATGGGAGCAGATGAAATCAGTGCCGTTGATATGGGATATATATTTGAAGAGTTGGTTCGTAAGTTCTCTGAGAGCTATGATGAGCAGGCTGGAGCGCACTTTACTGCCCGTGACATCATCTACCTGATGACAGAGCTTCTGATTGCCCCACAGCGTGAGGAATTGAAGGAAGAGGGCGTAACGGCAACCGTTTATGACATGGCGATGGGAACCTCTCAGATGCTTGACTGTCTGTCGGAGAAGCTGTTGGAGATTGACCCTGATGCACAAATCACAGAGTTTGGTCAGGAGCTGAACGAGCAGACCTTTGCCATTGCCAAGGCTAACGTGCTCATCAAGGGCGGTGATGCTGATAATATGCGTCATGGCAATACGCTCTCTGACGACAAGTTCGAAGGATATACCTTTGACTACATTATCTCCAATCCTCCGTTTGGCATCGAGTGGAAGAACGAAAGAAAGAGCGTTGAGGAAGAGAACAAGAAGGGTGATATGGGACGTTTTGCTCCTGGTCTGCCTGCCATCGGTGACAGTCAGCAGCTGTTCATGCTCAACGGCATTTCCAAGCTGAAAGACACGGGACGCATGGCCATCATCCAAAACGGTTCACCTTTGTTTAAGGGTGATGCTGGCAGTGGTGAGAGCAACATCCGTGGTTATCTGCTTGATAACGACTGGTTGGAAGCCATCGTGCAGATACCGAACGACATGTTCTACAACACGGGCATTGCCACTTACATCTGGGTTGTCACCAAGGACAAGTCAGTGGAACGTGCTGGCAAGGTACAATTGATTGATGCCAGCAAGTGTTGTGAGAAGCGTAGGAAGTCCCTTGGAAACAAGCGCAATGAGTTCACCGACCGTTGCATTGACCTCATCAGCAAGGCTTACATGGCTTTCAGTGATGGTGTGTATGAAGATGGTGAACTAGTTGTTGAGAGCAAGGTGAAGGACAATGATGACTTCAAGTATACCAAGGTGGTTGTGGAACGTCCGTTGAAAGATGAACAGGGCAATCCCATCCTGAAGAAGGGAAAACCGCAGCCTGACAAGAGTCTGAAAGACACGGAGAACATACCGTTCAAGGAAGATATAGAAGCCTACATGCAGAAGAACGTCTATCCCTATGCCCCTGATGCCTGGGTGGATGAGAAAGCCAGCAAGATAGGCTATGAGATACCATTTACAAGGGAGTTCTACAAGTATGTTGCTCCAAGAAAGAGTGAGGATATCTTTACACATCTTCAAGAGCTTGAGAAGGAAGAGACAGCATTAATGGCTAAAATCATGGGAAGATGAGCAGGGAGTTTAAAGATAGCGGCATAGAGTGGATTGGGCTGATTCCGAAGGAGTGGAAGGTAATACCTTTTAAGGCGTTTTTTGTAACAGGAAAAGGCCTTTCATTCACGAAAGCAGACTTAACTCCTCTTGGAAAATCTGTTGTGAGTTATGGTCAAGTACATTCAAAACAAAATACTGGCACTCGCCTCGATGATTCATTAATCAGACATATACCTGATTCTATAGCGAAAAATGGAGAATCTTCTAAGGTATCTAAAGGTGACTTTATATTTGCTGATACATCAGAGGATTTGGAAGGTTGTGGCAACTGTGTGTATGTAGATAGAGATGTCGAATTGTATGCTGGTTATCATTCCGTAACTGCAAAACCTAAAGTTCAACATGAGAATAAATACTTGGCATATTACTTTCTAACCTCTTGTTGGCGAAGTCAGGTCAGAAGTAGAGTTACAGGAATCAAAGTATATAGCATTTCTCAATCAATAATCAATAAGACCTATTTGTTTGTTCCTCCTCTCCCCGAGCAGCAAAAGATAGCGGATTATTTGGATAAGGTATGTGGTGAAGCGGATGAAATGATTGCGCTTCAAGAGAAGATGATTGAGGAACTGAAAGCCTATAAGCAATCCGTCATCACCGAGGCTGTCACCAAAGGTCTCAATCCCAATGTCCCCATGAAAGATAGTGGCATCGATTGGATTGGAGAGATTCCTGAGCATTGGAAGATAATGAGGATAGGTAGGGGTTTTAAATTGAGAGATGAAAAGAATTATAAACCTATGGATGAGGTTCAACTACTCTCTTTATATACAGGTATTGGCGTGTTTCCTCATGGTGAACAAGAAGAAAGGGGAAACAAAGCAATTACGGTTGAAGGATATAAAGTAGTTCACGTTAATGATATTGTTGTGAATATTATTTTAGCATGGATGGGGGCTATTGGTGTATCAAACTATAATGGTGTAACGAGTCCTGCTTACGACGTATATATTCCAGATACAGAGAAAGTGGTTCCTCACTTTTATCACTATGTTTTCAGGACAAAAGGAATTGCCGCTGAATGTTACAAGTATGGTCGTGGAATTATGATGATGCGATGGAGGACATATTCATCAGAATTTAAACAGATTGCAATTCCATATCCTCCCCTATTTGAGCAAGCAGAAATCGCCTCTTATCTCGATACCAAGTGTTCTTACATCGAATCTTTAATTGATATTAAGCAACAGAAGATAGAGGAACTTAAATGCTATAAGAAGAGTATCATATATGAATACGTAACTGGTAAAAAGGAAATAGTATGACAAATAATATACAGATATTCCATGGTGAGTGGTGGGTTCCTGCGAGTGCTGACCATAATCTGAAAATGATGTTTCTTCAACCCGAAGGTATGGAAGGGCTCGAAAGGAAATATACTGGAACCCTGACTTATTACGGTAATCAAGATACGACACTTGAGCTCTACCATGTTCCGAGTAACTTCCATGCCAAACATTACAGACAAAATGATGTAATTTGGGGCAGAGATGCCAATGGGAATATCTTTACACTCTTCGGTGTAATGATGAAAGAATGGTGGTTTGGAGATTTTACTTGTACAAAGTTTATTGTACGATTCATTATTATGGGTGAGCATGTTCTATCTTTGGAAGATACTCGTTTTAAAAGATGTATAGTTCAGTATCCATATTTAAGGAATTGGGCTTTTCATAATAATTTGACAATTAAAAGAACGGGAAATGGCTATTATCACTCCCTTAAAGACATAAGTCAGGAAGATTATCTGGTTAAAACAAGCGTAGAGAAAGATATTGACTGGATTATAAGGAATAATTACTCTTATAACATTACAACCTACGACCTGAATATTATTCAGTTATCAGAATTTGTCATCCAAACATCCAATGGCATTTCCATCAAAAAGTATCTTGAACAGATAAGAGAATTCTCTCAATTCTTATCTATTGCTTTGTTTTCTGAACAAAGCCCGTCAGAGATTCTTTTTGAGAATATTGACAATGGGAACACATATGCTCTCTTATTTGTGAAGACTAACTCCGTAGCCCCAAATATTACTACATTGATTAAGTTTAAGGACTTAAATAAGAAAGTCCCATCAATGTTGTGTAAATGGCACGAATGTTTTGAAAAAATATCTCCTATAAGTAACTATTTGATAGATTCATTTTGTAAGAATAAAACGTTTGACACGCCTGACTTCTTAATAATCGCACAGGCTTTAGATGGCTACCATAAAAGATTTATGAATAAAAGAGATGGAAAAGATATACGTAAATACGAAACGCAAATTGAAATACTGATTAATCAATTTAAAGATGTAGACGTAATCAAGAAATGCAAGATTAATCCCAAAATCCTTTCAGATAGTCGGCATAAATATTCTCACCTATACCCTGATGATGAGCAATCTTTAGCAGTTAGCGGCAGAGAACTCTTTTGGTTAACTAAAAAGTGCAAAATACTATTGACCTGTTGCATACTGAACATGTTAGGATTGACTAACTCTGAGATTAATCTTTGTTGTGAGCAATCCCCAATATCACAGATAATTGACTGTTTACCTCCTGAAATAGATTGAATATGGAAACTAAGGAGAAGAACTTTGAACAATACACTGAGTCGTTTTTGCTTTCTGAAAGTGGATATATAAAGCGCACGATAGCTACCGTCATTTTTGAATATGTAACTAGTAAAAAGGAAATAATATGAAAAAATATAACCGAGTTATGCTTGGTCGTGGCAGTGCCTTTGCCAAGATGTGCCGTGAAGAAGGGTATATCGGAGCTAATTTCGATATTAACCTTGACCTTTCGGATGACCTGTATGAGAACTGGAGAGACTTCAATGCCAAGTTCATTCCCGTATGGATGGAGAACGTGCCAGGTAAATCAAGAACCTCAGCAGGACTTGCTTGTGGTTTCTTATGGACAATCGTTAAGGGCTTGCGAATTGGTGATGTTGTCCTTTGCCCTTCTGGTGAAGGTTTCTATTATGTGGGAACCATTTCCAGTGATTACTATTATGTCCCTAACACAGAGCTGCCACATCGGAGAAAAGTTGACTGGATGAACAAGGTGATAGAGAGAAAGAAGATGTCCAAGGAATTGAAAAACTCTTCTGGTTCTGTCGGAACGTGCTGCAATTTAACAGATTATGCAGATGAAATCGAAGCCCTAATTGCAGGAACATCAACCATTGTTCCTAAAACAACGCCACAAACGCCACAGACAGCACAAACAGTCAAGGTGTTTGACGAGCGTTCTTTGCACAAGCTGTTTTGCAGCTATCTACGTACTCGCAACATCTATGCCAAGACCATCTTCCACGAGAAATCCTCCACCAAAATTGACAATGCACAGAAGTGGGTTCATCCAGATATCGTTGGGGTTCAGTTTGAGGAATTCAAAAACGATGCAACACTTTCCTTGCTGAAAGCAACAGAGCCGAAGGAGACCGTTCATATATACTCCTACGAATTGAAGAAGAAGATAGAATCAGACTATCAGTTGAAACAATGCTACTTCCAAGCACTATCCAATAGCAGCTGGGCTAATTTCGGATATCTGGTAGCCTTTGAAATCAGCGAGGATTTGGATGAGGAAATGGAGCGTCTAAACAATGCCTTTGGTATCGGTATCATACTGATGCAAGCCAATGATTCCAAGATTCTCTATCCAGCCAGAGAAAAGGAACTTGACTATAACACGATTGAGAAGCTGAATAATCTCAATCCCGATTTCTGTTCCTTTATCACAAAGCTGTCAAAGGTGATGAATGCTTCCAAAGATTATACAGCTGATGCCAAGCAGAGCTTTGAGAAGATATGTGACAGAATCTTCGAGACGGATGAGGAACTTGAGACATATTGCAAAGAACATAACATACCATTCTAATATAATTATTATAATCTTTCAGTGAAAGTAGATAAACACAATATAAGTGATATGAAATGGCTCATACCGTGTTCTCCCAAGCATTTTGATGCAGAGGGGTGTTTTAACAAATATGGACAGATATATTGGAAGCAGGAAAGGAATCTCAAGAATGCTAAGGTTGGAGATACAGGCTACATATATTGCTCAGCACCTGTCAAGGCTATTCTTTATAGTTTTGTAATAACTGAAACCAATCTTTCTTATTCTCATGATATGGATGTCGAGGATGAATTCACATTGGGAGGGTCATCAAACCGAGATAATTCTCATTGTACATTTCTCATTGTGAAGTTGACTGGCAAGACATCTTCACTTTCTTTGACTTTTGAGAACCTACTTCAAAACGGTTTAAAGGGCTCACTTATGGGAGCAATGAGACTTTCTCAAAAGAAATACGAGGAACTTTATTTATATATCGAAGACAACTTCTAGCCAATGGAAACAAAAGAGAAGAACTTTGAACAAGACATAGAATCGTATCTGCTATCAGAAGGTGGATATATAAAGGGCACGATGGCAACCTACGATAAGAAGAGAGCCATTGATATGCCCGTGCTCATCAAGTTCATAGAGGCAACACAGCCCAAGCAATGGGCAAAATACAAGAATATCTATGGAGAGAATGCAGAGCACCAACTATACAAGATATTTCAGAACAATGTCGCTCAGAGCGGTCTTATTCACGTCCTACGCAACGGAATCAAGGACAGAGGCATAGGTATCAAGTTTGTCTATTTCGAGCCTGCATCGGGCTTAAATGAGGAACTGGTGGAAAAGTACAAGGCAAACATCTTGACCGAGACCCGACAGTTCTTCTATTCCACGGATAACAAGAACAGCATCGATATGGTGCTCTCCGTGAATGGCATCCCAGTTGTTGCCTTGGAACTGAAGAACCAACTAACAGGTCAGACCGTTGAGAATGCCAAGCATCAGTTCATGTATGACAGAGACCCCAAGGAACCGCTTTTCTGGTTCAATAACCGCATATTGGCTTACTTCGGTGTAGACTTGGAGGAAGTTGTCATGACCACACATCTGAGGGGTGAAGACACCTTCTTCCTTCCTTTCAATCAAGGAAGCAACGGAGCTGGAAAAATCGGTGACGGTGGCAACCCTGAGAATCCTGATGGTTATCCCACATCCTATCTGTGGGAGAAGGTGCTCCGTAGGGATATGCTGCTATCCTTGCTCCAGCGCTATATCAGTCTGCAAGAAGAAGAGAACGTGAGCTTAGTAAACGGCAAGAAAGTAACCAAAAAGTCAAGAAAGATTATCTTCCCACGTTATCATCAGTTGGATGTGGTGGAGAAGATTGTTGCAGACACCAAGGCAAGCAAGGAGGGAAAGAGCTATCTGCTTCAGCATAGTGCTGGTAGTGGTAAGAGTAATTCCATAGCCTGGCTTACTTATCGTCTTTCCTCTCTTCACAACTTCGAGGACAAGGAACTGTTCCAGAGTGTGTTCGTTATCACCGACCGAAGGGTACTCAACAATCAGTTGCAGACCACCATCTTGGGATTTGACCATTATGAGGGACAGATTGAGACTATTACCGACAGCGACAACTCACAGAAACTGAAGGATGCCATCAACGACAAGAAGCGCATCATCATCACCACCATCCACCGTTTCCCACTTATCTACAAGGAGCTTGACGGGCATCACAGAAAGAACTTTGCCATCGTGATTGACGAGGCACACAGCTCACAGTCTGGAAAGAGTGCCGAGAAACTGAAGGAGGCATTGGCTGACACAGACGAGGCTTTAAAGGAAATGGCAGAATGGGAGGAAAAGACCGAGCAGGAACTGAAGGACAGCATGGATGTGATGACCGAGACCCTTCTCGCTCAAGGTAAGCATAAGAACCTGTACTTCTATGCATTTACCGCAACACCCAAGCCAAAGACACTGCAGACATTCGGAGTGATGAAACCAGATGGAACCTATGATGCCTTCCATCACTATTCCATGCGGCAGGCCATTGATGAGGGCTTTATCCTTGATGTGCTGAAATACTACACCACCATTGAGACCAGCTATGAGATAGCCAAGGCTGTATCGGAGAATCCTGAATTTGAAGAGATTCCTGCCACCATTGCCATCAAACGCTATCATGATGAGCATGAGTTTGTGCTACAACAGAAGGTGGAAGTAATGATTGAGAAACTGCGTGAGATTACCCTTCAGAAGATTGGTGGCAAGGCAAAGGCAATGATTGTATCTCCTTCCAGAGCACATGCCGTAAGATATCTCTTCCTTGTAAGAGACTATTGCAAGAAGATGGGCTATAAAAACATCAACGCATTAGTGGCATTCTCTGGAACCGTTAAATACCAAGGAGAGGAATATACTGAGAGCAAGCTGAACAGCACTGAGGAACTGAAAATCTCTGAGAGACAGTTGCCATTGTTCTTCAACAGCGACCTCTATAATGTGCTGATAGTAGCCGACAAGTATCAGACTGGCTTCGATGAGCCATTGCTGCATACCATGTTCGTTGACAAGAAACTGAAGGGTGTCAAGGCTGTTCAGACCCTTTCACGACTGAACCGTAGCCACAAGGGAAAGACCGATACATACATCCTTGATTTTGTGAATACTGCCGATAGTATCAAGGCATCCTTCCAACCATTCTACGAGGATACGTTGCTGAGTGATGCCGTTGATGTGAACGTGGTGTATGAGTATGACACCGACCTCAAGAAGTACCACCTTTGGAACACAGATGATGAGGACAAGGTCTATGAGATATACAAGAAGCGTGTGCAGGGCAGCACAGACATGGGCAAACTCGTATCAGGGCTGAAACCAGCAATGGACGGTTATGAGAACCTTGTGGAGGAAGAGCAGTTCAAGGTGAGGTCATTGCTGAAGAACTTCATTCGCTTCTACTCCTACATGGCTCAGGTGGCAAGGACATTTGACAGAGAACTTTATAAGTCATATATCTTCGCAGAGTTCTTCTATCGTGTCATCCCGAAGAAACCACATCAAAAGGTGGACTTGAACAGCAAGCTTGCTCTCATCAACAACAAGCTTACCGAGACCTTCACGGGCACAATCGAACTGGCTCCGACCGATAAGGATAAACTTGTGAAACCTGAGAAGGGAACCAAGGGAAAGCCCACAGAGGTGAAGACTGACCTGCTGACCAACATCATTGACAAGATAAACATCATGTATGCTGGCAAGTTCACCGAGGCTGACCGAGTAATCGTTGAGACCATCTACGACAAGCTGACCAAGGCTTCGAAGGGATTGAAGAAACAAGCCAAGAACAATGATGCAAGCATGTTTGAGACCAGCATCTTCCCAAAGGAGTTCGAGAAGGTTGCCCAAAAATGCTATATGGAGCAGATGGATGCATTCTCCAAGCTCTTCGAGGATGAACAATTCTACAAGCGTGTAATGAGCGAAATGGCTAAGGCCATGTATCTCAACTATCGTGATGAACGGAATGAGGCTCCTAAAAAGCCAATGACATATACACTCAGGGATGAAGAACTGGGTGAATTTGGAACAATGGCAGCGGAAGAGACTCACCCTGTAGATTGATGAATTTCATTTGTCATGAGTCATCCTAATTAATAGAAAGAAATACCCACTTAATAAGATATAAGAATAAAAAAATGAATAGATTTATCCTTTCCTTTATTTTCCTTGTACTATCATCCTATGCTTTTTCACAAGCAAGTTACGGAGACAATTTCTTTGTTGACTACAATGTCAAAATCAATGTTTCAACAGAAAATGACTCAACTTATCTGACGTTGATATTAAAATCAGAAAAGTTAAAGATGTCTGACAGCCCAAAATTGCTAATCCGATTCATGGATGACAGTACAATATCACTTGAAGGAAAATCCCTTGGCACCTCCAATAAAACCGATGGTGGAGTTGTCATTTCTGGTATTATATTATCAAGTGATTATTATATCAGCGAGGCAAAGTTTCCCATTTCAAAAGAGCAAATGAATCACTTTAAAGTTGGGGTAAAGAAGCTCCGCCTTAATACCTCTCCAAAGTATCACGAAAAAGAATGGAAACAAGATAAGATAGGAAAGAAATTGTATGATGCCTATATGAGTAGTAGTGACAACTCATTTGAAGATAACTTCTAGTTATCGTCTACATCAATTGGTGAAAGTATCACACAAACTTAAATAATATAGTTTGTCTGATACTTTTTTACTGAAAATGAATCATCATACGATTCCTCAACAAGGATTCTGCCTTAAAGAGTGAATCTTTGATGATTCTTCTCGTCTTCTTGATGCTTTTGATTCTCTCCTCAAATAACATCTGTTGTTCCTTCGGTGGAATATACACTGACACCATCCTCAATCCTCTAAGCGAGAACGTCCTTGCCGTATTACCTGCATTTTCTTGGTATTGCTTTCTTGCATAAGGTGTTAAAAGAAAATGAGCAAGGTAAGTCGGATTGAGGTCTAAACTCCTTAACATTATGAGTTGTGGATTGATTGTCGCCTCATGAGGCAATGAGCTCACAATCGCATATTGCTCAAAGTATTCCCCTTTCTTGGCCAAGATAATGTCATTTTCCCTTAATTGTAAGTCTGATGACTGATTGTACTTGTCCCAAGAGACATACTTGCAACCTTCAAAACCCAACTCATTATCAATTATATTAGTTGGGCTAATAGACATAGCCCCTAACAAGTTTGAATCCACATAGTCATCCTTGGAATACCCATTACTTCCGCCCCGACCGTTTATCGTGCACAGAGAATGGAGCTTCCTATAATTGACCAATCTATACTTCCCCACATCACCAAACATTTCATTAAACGTAGCCAATGACAGTTTATCAAGTTCCCTTATTTGACAGTTCTTATTGTCAATGATTGACTGTATCAGATTCAGTTCTTGAACTATTGCAGATTGCTTTTCGATAGTTGGGACTCTTAACTTAATGTGAAGGTATAATTCAATGTCCAAGTTCCTCTGTGCGATGCCGATTCCCAATTGATAGGTTTTATTGTTCAATGCCAATATCTGCCAATTGAGGTAGTCTTGCCTTAAAGACCCCATCTTGCTCCTTAGTGTAAGACCACTGTCGTTAAGGTAAAATTTCCCTTTTACATATCTTGTACACTGCCTTTTCATTGCGAACCTTGCTATGACCGTGCAATCTTCCCTGTTATAAGTATCTGTGCTGAAAGTTGACTCACCACTACCATAAACAGGGTAGAGTGAAGCTGTATCACCTTTCTGCATGATACGCTTGCCATACTCGATATCACAGGCTTCACCCAACTCAACAGTCATTACACGCTCTTTCATAAACTTACAAAAACCTATCGTTCAATTCCTCAATGGCTGACTGAATATCCCTCTCAAGGTTGATTATTCTCTTCCTGATGACATCTGTAGCCTCATACTTTATTTCCTCATGGTTCACCTCCTTATAAGTGTCAAATGACAGTGAATAGCCTTTCCTCCTTATGTCATCCACACTCACGAGAAAGACATTTGCATTCTCTCTGAGCTCTTCTTTTCCTTTGGATGCATGGTAATGCGACAAGATGTCTGGAATGTCATTAGAAGTGATTTCTAAGCGTTTCCTGTCCATAGAATACCCGTCATTCCGCATTTCGTAGAACCTTACCTTATCAGTCTTTTCAGGGCTCTTGGTAAAGATGATGATGCTTGTGGGTATTCCTGTATATGGGAGGAACACACCGCTTGGCATTGATATTACAGCATTCAGTTTACAATGCTCAATCAGTTCTCTTCTTAAAGCTATGTGAGCTGATGACTTTCCAAACAACAAACCATCTGGTACAATTGTCGCACACCTTCCGCCATCCTTCAATATCCGAAGGAGAAGTGTGATAAACAGTAATTCAGTCCTTGGGGTGTTGGTCAGTGAAAGAAGGGATGGACTGATACCCAGTTTATCAACATGCCCTGAAAATGGAGGGTTGGCAAAGCATAGTGTATATCTTTCAGAGTCATTGTAGGAGGATGACAGGCTGTCCATAAGGGATATGTCAGCATCATCAACACCATGAAGCATCATGTTCATGGCTCCAATCCTAAGCATTGTGTTGTCTATGTCATATCCGTGAAGGTTCCTTCCCTTGACTTTTTTATGGTGGTCTCTGATATACTTGGCACTCTCGACAAGAAAGCCTCCACTTCCCATCGAGGGGTCACAGATTACGTCATTTTCTGATGGCTGCATCAGTTCGACCATCATCCTTACAATATGTCTTGGTGTAAGGAACTGAGCGTTCTTTCCAATGGTAGCCATCTTGTCAAGGATGTATTCATAGACCTCACCTATAGCATCCGAACTGTCTATGTCAAGCATGTCAATGCCCTCAACAATCCTTTTAAGAGCATCAGGGTTCTGAACATACAGTTCTGCATCACCTATTAGCCGACTATAAGCAGATTCCCCATCATTGAGATTCTTGATGAAGGGAAAAACATCGTAGTTTATGGTGGTGAGCATTTCCTTGGGTTCCAAGGTTTTAAACTCACTCCATCTGAGGGAATTGTATGGGACATCCTTATCCGTGTATGGATTATGCCACATCCCTTCCTTAAAATGATGGGATGCCTTGTCTTCCAATATCCTCATAAAGAAGAGATACGTAATCTGCTCGATGATGGATATGGGATTGGTGACACCTGCGGAATAGAAGGTGTCCCATAATAAATCTATCTGTTTCTTCGCCTTTCCGTTAATCATATCAATTGCAAAGATAACAAAAAAGGGGAATATACATGTATGTTTTCCCCGAATAACTTTTCATTACATTTCATTCATGTGTGTCTGAATATATTGGATTACATTTGAGGCGACTCTGCGATAATTGGTTGTCCCATATTTATAACCGAAGCTGTCTAATGCTTCATCTGTCACGAAGTCCTTTATCATATCTGCAATTTCTATTTCAATCTTATCAATATTTTCCAAGTCTTTTTCATCAAACTCTTCACGAGTGTGAATCTTAACAACCCTATCAACTATTTCTAGAAAATCCTTGTCATCAAGATTATCATCCAGATTATGTTCTGAATGGTTCATACTGACATATTCATTTAATGTCCTCTTGAATGATTCCCTTATAATATTATGAAGGTCTTTACTATTCAATCTTATTGTTCTTTTCATATTTTTTTATTTGCGTTTGCATTATTCATATAAATAGCCATTATTCTTATAAACAAGTATACACCCTACCCACCTAAAGACATGTCAACAGTTAAAGTTATCCTTAGAATGACAGTAAATCATAGGTCGCAAGAATCTCCTCTTGTTTCAGCCCCAAATACCGTTTAGTAATCTGAACAGATGAGTGTCCGTAAAGTTCCGACAACATGAGAAGAGACATTTCTTTTCCGCTATCAGAAGCCTTGTTGAAGACTTCCCTTCCTAGCGACTTACGAAGTGAATGGCATGAGAAATTATCGACCTTGATTCTGTATCTAGCCTTTATTTCCTTCAGTTTGACATTCAGCCTTTGGACAGAGAAGACAACCCTTTTCTGGGACAGAAACACATATTCATTGGGATTGAATATCTCCAATGCATGATAGCAATCCCTTATATGTGCCTGAAAATCGTGGTTCAACCTTATTTCCCTTCTCTTCTTTGTCTTCTTCTCGATGACCACAAGTTTATCACCACCCATCAGGTCATTCCATCTGAGCATTCTAAGGTCTGACACCCTCAGCCCAGTGAAGATTCCAGTGGCAATAAAGGCACTCATCCTATAGTCCCCATCTTTATATAGTCTTCTCACAAGGTTGATTGCAACCTCCCAAGGGATATAGTCGGCTGTCGTATGACTGTTCTTCGCACTCATTTTTATTCACTTTTGGTTTACATTAATATTAGTGTATACAAATTCTATTTGATAATTTCAGAATCCCTTTAAATAGGGACTTTATTCACTTCCAATCAGACATGAACATTTCTTACCTCAGACTTTAAAAAGTACATTTCCTTTATTCTTTCCCAAGAATTGCTTCCGTCGATATTTGCTCTGAGCACATCAACTAGTTCCTCTTCTCGTATATCCTTGGCCTTTCTGATGATTTCACCACAGTGGTTGATGAAACTGATAGTATAGGTGTCTCTGTAATTACTGCCGAGAATTTTCACCAATCCGTCAAATGCCAATCCTCTCACCTTGAATGATAAGGAAAGGTCTGTATACGAGGGGGCATAGAAGCCCCACTCATATGGAATTAGTACCTGCTGTTTCAGAAGTTTGTAGATTCTCACAGAAGGTCTCATCATTAGAAAACTTTAATTATAGACTCAAAGCGGAAACTTCTCCAAGAACCCTTAACAACGTCATAATAGGCTATGCAATTGACAAGTTCCTTGCTATAGCCCCTTCCGTTGGTCATGGCAGAAGCGATGTTTGACATTGTCGTTCCCCATGCCTCCCTCACTTCTCCGTTCTTTTTGGCATAGATAAAATGGGCGATACCATTGCTCATCTTTTCCTTCAGATTTTCCTTCAGAAGGGCAATCATCATGGCTTTCATGATGCCGATTTCATTACTGCCAGTTCGCTGTGCGATAACTGTTGCTTTCACTGCTGTTTCTTTCTCAATTACAATTGCTTGTACCATAGCTACTGAATCATTATAGTTAATAATATAAGTTCTAAATCGCAGTACAAAGATACAAACAATATATTAAAAGTGTACACTTTTATATTCACTTTTAAGGTTTCTTGGATATTTTATGTGTACACTTAAAATATATTAACATTAAAGTGTACACTTTACAAGAAAGAATACCTAACTTTGCATCTGAATAATAATATAACAATGGCAGAAGAAAAGAAACAGCGTGGCCGACCAGCCACAGGAGTGACAACCGTTGATATCCACTACAAAATGTCAAAGGATTTATATGATGCCCTTCCCCCAAGCATCAAGCGCAATAACTACATAAACAATGCGGTCAGAGCGATGATGAAGGAGGATGGGTACATAAAAGATTAATGTATCAATAAGTCAAAGAACACATTTCAGCCCTGGCAGAACATAACTCTGACATATACTATGCAGCTTGATTCTTAGTCCAAACCTTACCTACTAACTTTAGAGTTTCTTCAGTAGTCCCCTGCAATTTGGAATAGACACCACAGTCAATGCCATATCTAATGATGTATTGAAGGCATTTCCTTGCTATCTGTCTCTTGGCTCTCTCATTAAAGATAGCCTTCTCAGTGTCGTAATCGCCAAAGTGTGCTGCTTTTCTATATGCAGCCCCATTCCACCCCCAATACTTATTCCAAGATGTTATATGTTTGTGACGGTAATGCATAACCATGTTGGCAAGCCACAGAGCCTTGTCATCATCCTTGAATATACTGCACAAGTAGTCAGATACCTCGAACCGCTTACCACAGATGGGACAAAAGAATGTCCAATTGTGATACTTGTGACGGATAATAGGTGCATCCCCAGCAAGGGATAATTCTTCCTTGTAAATTCTCTTTTTTTCTGCCTTAGCTTTCTTTTGGGCTAATTTCTTTTCTTCTTTTTCTTTCATTTATATTTTAAATTATGATATGTCCTAACAAACATATCCTATTGATAATAGAATAACAATCCCTGTTAGGAAGAATTGTAAAAAGTTGCTTTTCCGTGTATTTATTGAATAATAGGAATATGGATTTTATCAGGATAATATGCAATGAAGAGGTTGGCTAATTCATCCAGACGGTACAATTGCCTTGTGGTTGAATAGGAAGCTCCACTATTGTACATCAAGAAATCAAAGAAACAGTCTCTTTCCTCTAATTGTTCTTTTCATTTTTCTAAACCAATTCATTAATTATTTCTTTGATATTTAGATTATTATATATACTTTTGTAGCGATTTTCACAAATTTTAAAAATATGAGAGATTACTTACCAAGAATTGCATTGACATTTCTAACATTTGTTTATTATTCCTTAAATGCTCTTGCAGGACTAGGAGACCACGGAAGAGATTATTCACTGAATGATAGCGGTGGTTCTGTTTCACTTGGTTTTTACGTGATTGCTGGTATTTTAGCTGTAATAATATCATCTTTTTTTATTAGTTCCATATTCAATGAAAAAGACCGAAGCCGTGAAGACAAAGGTTGTTTTATTTCTTTTTTTTTAATTTGCATTGTAATTACAATTATCTGTATGATAAACAAGTGTAATGGTTAAATAGTAAAAGGCTCTCGTGCATGATGAGAAAGCGTTTATTGACATCATGCATGAACTTAGGCACTATTACTCAGACACAGTGCTCATTTGTGTGCCGACCTCTTCTCAGAAAAAGTACGAGAGGTGATTCAAGCGGTTCTCAAAAATGTCTGCTGTGAACTTGGCATTGTCAATGGCTTTCCCCTTATTAAGGTCAAAGGCTCATCAGTTCCACGACACTTTGGAGGTGGTGGGTTAGGCAATGTTAGCATTGATAAAGATAGTCTGAAGGGCAAAAGGGTTATCCTCTTTGATGACTTAGTTACGAGTCGATGGTCAATGAAACGAATGACCAATGCCCTTGAGAAGGCTGGAGACAAAGTCGTGGCACTTGTGGCATTGGCAAAGACCGTAGAGTGACTGATATTCCAAGTTGAGATGTACGACTTCCGAATGGGTACAACAATTGTGGGTTGTTGAAAATTCTTTACAGTCTCTTTAACCTCTTCGTTATAGGCAATTCCAAGTTCATCCATTTTGTCTTGGATTCGCTCTGAAGCCATCATAAAGTATTCGTCGTTCATCTCGCATCCAATGAAGTTGCGCCCTAATTCAACTGTCGCAATGCCTGTGGTTCCACTGCCCATAAAGGGGTCAAGGACTGTATCACCCTCGTTAGTCCATGACTTTATATGACGCAGAGCCAATTCCTTGGGAAATACAGCGGTGTGATGAATCTTCTTTCCGTTTTTCAGCATATAGGTTGTCTCTTTCTTTGATGCTGTACGAATAGTCCACACATTGTAATCAACAGCGTATTCGTTCACGATGCCTTCTTTATACTCCTCACTTCCGTTGCCAACATAGCTTTGAAAAGTCTTCTTATATGCTTTACCTCCGTTAAGGGTCTTACGCATTATGGGATTAAAGGTGTTAATTTTTCCTTTGGTAAATACATACATATGCTCAAACTTAGGCATATAG